AAATCTGACAGGTGATACTAAAATTCAAATTAGAACAAACAAAATTGAACTAACACTAAAATTACAAGATTTTGTTGAACAGTATGAATTAGGTAGATTCAGTGATGCGTTGGTTAAAAGCTATGATATTAAAAAAGACCGAGTCACTTGGATGCCTGTTTCAGCAGCAGCACAGACTGCTACCGTCACTGAATTAATTGAAATTCAAGATGAAAATAACAATGTGATTGTATGCACACCTGCTCACCGTATTTTTACTAAAAATAGAGGCTATGTAAGGGCGGATAAATTGATAGAAACTGACGAGTTATGTGTTGAAATGTGATTACCAGGCATAAATACATATGAGGAAATCATATGTACAAAGAACTTTACAAAAAATTAATGGACAACGCAAGAAAAGAAAACAGAATGAAATATCAAGGAACCTATTACGAGCGTCACCACATTGTTCCTGATTTCTTATACAAGAACAGAAAGAGAACAGGCCCTGCGGGTCATCTAGACGGTAATCCCGATGGTGAAGAAAATCTAATTTTATTGACTTTCTCCGAACACTTAATGGCTCACTACTATTTGTATGAGATTTATAAAGGAACTCGTTATGAATACTCATCTGGTTCTGCACTGCAATTCTTTTTTGTAAAAGCAACAGGTAATCATAAACGACAGATTAATCTATCGGATGTTGATATAAAGTTTCTTAAAGAAATGGATCATCTGAGAATACTTGGCATCGAATGTATTAGTAAAGCAAGAACAGGAAAGATGCCCGCAGTTGACGCTATTACTAGAGAAAAGCTAGGGTCTGTTTCAGTTGATCATCCTAAGGTATTATCCGGAGAATGGATACATCATAGCAAAGGATTACCTTCTAATACTATGCCAGAAAAAAGAAAATCTCAAAAAGGCTCTGCTAATAATAACTATAAAGAATTAACGCAAGACCGAAGAGAGAGAATGTGGAAATGTGTTTCAGAATCATGCCAACAAGGATATCTTAAATTAAATTTATTAGGGGATAATATGAAAACAGAATTTACTGAATTTAAGAAAATTTCTTTAGTGTGGATTGGTAATAAATTTGGATCATTGGAAAACTTAATCATTGAGACAAATATAAATATGAATCTTGACATTAAATATTCTCCTTATCATAGAAGTGAAGAACAACGAAAGATTGCGTCGGCTCATTCAGCAAAACATCGTTGGTATAACAACGGAATAACTAATATCAGAGTAACAAATGAAAAAGAATTTTGTAAAGAGCATTCAGATTTTGTAAAAGGAAAGATTAAAGTATGATTAAAATTAAAAAAATAAAGGTAGATCCAACTGATGTGTATGATATAACAGTTCCCGGAACTGAATGCTTTTTCGCAAACGAGATTTTAGTGCATAACTGTGCTGAGGTGATTTTACCCAACAAGTCGTTTAAGAGATTAGATGACGACACCGGCAGGATAAGTTTATGCACACTTGGAAGTATTAATTGGGGATCGTTTAGACACCCAGAAGATATGCGCCGTGCTTGCCGCATTCTGCATCGTAGTCTCAATAATATACTTGATTATCAAGATTTTCTCTCAATTCAATCTAAACTAAGCAATGATGAGATTCGCCCATTGGGTATTGGTGTCACTAATCTAGCTTACTGGCATGCAAAGCGTAGTTTGAAGTATGGAGAGAAGGACGCGCTATCCGAAGTTAAAACTTGGATGGAACATCAAGCCTTTTACTTAACAGAAGCCTCAGTAGAGCTTGCCCGTGAACGAGGTCCGTGTACACACAGCGCACAAACACGATATGGTCAAGGTACCTTTCCCTGGGAACTACGTGCCAAAGGTGTTAATGAACTAGCAAACTTTGCTCCTGAATTAGATTGGGAAACACTACGCACAAACATGAAAGAACATGGCGTCCGTAATGCTACACAAATGGCCATTGCTCCTGTAGAATCAAGCAGTGTGGTTATCAATAGCACAAACGGCATTGAAATGCCAATGAGTTTGATATCAGTAAAAGAAAGCAAAGCGGGAAGTTTCACTCAAGTTGTTCCGGAATATCAAAAACTAAAGCACAAATATCAATTGATGTGGGAACAAAAAGATTGTGATGGTTATCTGAAAACAGCAGCGGTATTAGCAGCTTATGTTGATCAGGCTATTTCTGTAAATACCTTTTACAACCCAAAACATTTCACTGACAGAAAAGTACCAACTACATTGATCGCAAAGAACTTGATGCAAGGTCATTATTATGGTCTAAAGACCTTCTATTATTCACTTCTTAATAAAGCCGGTAGTAAAGCCGATGATGAGACAGCACCAACAATGTTAGAACCAATTGATTTTGATGAAGAAGAAAATTGCGAAAGCTGTACATTATGAGTAAACACCAATATGACTTATCAAAACAATCAGATTATCTAAATCGTAAGATGTTTCTGGACCCTGCAGGTCCTGTCACAATTCAACGCTTTGAGGAAGTAAAGTATCCAAAGATTGCTAAGTTTGAAGAAACAGCACGTGGGTTCTTTTGGCAACCTGAAGAAATCAGCTTAACTAAAGATGCCAATGACTTCAAAGATGCTAGTGATGCAGTGAAGCATATATTTACTAGCAACTTACTAAGACAAACAGCATTAGATAGTTTACAAGGACGAGCCCCAAGTCAAGTATTCATGCCAGTAGTCAGTTTGCCTGAACTAGAAGCTCTAATATACAACTGGACCTTCTTTGAAACTAATGTTCATAGTAAGAGTTACAGTCACATTATTCGTAACATTTATTCTGTGCCAAAAGATATATTTAATACTATACATGATACACAACAAATCATTGATATGGCCAGCAGTGTTGGAAAGTATTACGATGACCTACACAGAATTAACTGTGCTAAAGAGTTGGGTCAACCCGTAGAAGAATCTGAACATATAAGAGCAATTTGGATGGCTTTACATGCTTCATACGCTTTGGAAGCATTCCGATTTATGGTATCATTTGCTACAAGTTTAGCAATGGTTGAGAACAAAATCTTTATTGGTAATGGCAATATTATCAGTTTAATTCTCCAAGATGAACTTCTACATAAAGGCTGGACTGCCTACATTATTAATCAAGTAATCAAAGAAGATACCCGTTTTGCTAATATTAAGCAACAATGCGAAGGGGAAGTTCAGCAATTGTACATGGATGTAATCCGTGAAGAAAAAGCCTGGGCAGATTACTTGTTTAACAAAGGCCCGGTTATTGGGCTGAATGCTAATGTATTAAAAGACTTTGTTGATTACACCGCAGTAGGAGCGTTGAAAGAAATTGGTATTAAGTATCAAGGCAATGCTCCAAGAAGTACTCCTATTCCCTGGTTTACTAAACATGTGGATACTAGTAAGAAGCAATCTGCGCTTCAAGAAACCGAGAGTACAAACTATGTCCTTGGTGTTATGAGCGACCAGCTAGATTACGATCAACTACCAAATTTATAAAAGGAAATAGAATGAAAGCAGTTATTTGGTCCCGCTACCACTGTACTTATTGTGATCAAGCAATAGCCTTGCTAAAGAGCAAAGGGATACGGTTTGAAGAAAAGAAAATCGGCGACGGTTATACAAAAGAAGAATTACTAGAGGCAGTACCAAATGCCCGCACAGTTCCACAAATTTTCCTAGACGGAGAATTGGTGGGTGGGTTTACTGAACTCAGAAAAAAATTAACAGAAAGTATCTAATGGAAGCAGGTAAAATTTATACCATAAAAATGAATAGCGGAGAAGAAATAATCACTAAAGTTATTACGATAACTCGGGATAATATCATAGTAACAGATCCTGTATCAATCGCACCTAGTCAACAGGGAATGCAGATGATCCCCAGTATGTTTACCGCAGAATCACACGGAAATGTAACGCTAAATACTAGTGCGATTGCTTTTTATGCTAATACTGATGATAGCATCAAGGATAAATATATAGAAGCAACAACTGGGATTAAGTTACCAGATAAGAGAATTGTACTGGGGTAAAATGGCAGCATTGAGTAGAAAGGGTGACGCAAATCAAACAGGCGGAACAATTATTCGCGGTGCTGCCACGGTATTTGCTAATGGAATAGCCGTTGGATTGCATGTAAGCAGTATTACTCCGCATGCACCATGGCAGCGCCGCGCGCATCCACCTCATCAAGCACCTACTACAACTCAAGGAAGCCCTACTGTTTTTGCAGAAGGAGATCCTGTATTAAGAATAGGCTCAGGCAATACTTGCGGTCATAGTATCGTTCAAGGTAGTCCTGATATATTTGTACCATAACATGAGCAATACAGGAAAACAAAGCCCGTTAGGTGTTAATGTAATGAGTGGTTTACTCCAGGGCAAAGGCTTTTGGATTAATCAACCTACTGCTAATATAGTTGGTTCTAGTACTAGTGTCAGTAGTTACACTTACGGTACTATAATATCAACTACCATATTAAACAATGCAACAAACGCCATACGAGAAGGTTGGGTTAGATATAATGCAGGTGACTTAAGTTTAACAACTTATAATAATCTTAAAGCAATGGGCAGTTCAACTATTCCTGCATTAGGTAATAGCATTCCTCCTAACTATGTGCAAAGTCAAAGTTATAACATAGCTTATACTGGTGAAAATGCCAGTTATGGCTATATCAGAATATTTCCACTGCAAGCATATTCTGAATTTAATTATAACAACACCCTAGCACTTAGCGGAATGTATAACGACTTTGTAGGAACATTCATTAGTGCTGGATCATTTATTGAGTATTCCAATCAATCAATTACAGCAATGTATAATTCATTGACGTTCTTAGACGGTACATACAGTAACATGAATGATTTAATCACCGCTGATGTTACTGGTATAAGTTTT